GAAAACAAAAGTATTACAAGGGGCTTTCGCCCCTGTAATCAAGCCTTTTCGGCTTTGATGAAATCGGCAATCTTTGCCAGTGCCGTTTTGTTCGCCTTGGTCAGCGATTCGGTGTCAGCCTCAGTCAGGCCCAGTGCCTCACCGATGTAATCGGCCCAGGCGTCCTTTTTCACAACAGCCTCACCCGTTTTAGTGGTGTAGGTTTTCTTACGATACACGCCTTCACGCGAGAGTTTGGCAACGATAGAGCGCACAGATTTACCCAGTGCCTCAGCCATTGCCTCCACAGTTACGCCGGCGTTATAGTCGGCAACCATCTTGGCGGTTTGCTCGGGGGTGTAGTTCACGTTTTTTGCAGTCATGGTAATCTCCTGAAAAGTCAAGGGTTAAAGGGAAATCAAATTATAGCAGATTACAATCAAAGCAACAACACAGAGTTTGATTGCAATCAACATGAAATAAAATTGTTCGTCGTTCATGGTTTCATCACAAAAGCAAAGTATAACACAAAGGGCAGTGCAATGCAAGCCGCAAAGCCCACGGCATCAAAAAATTCTCGTTTACTCATACCAAATATCTCCAACGATTTTGCCATCAACAAACACAAAGTATATTGTACAGTAGCCAGAACGAACAGAGTAGTTACCCTCACCATGATGCACAATGCTATGTGCGCCCATATCTCGCTTCATAATTGCTACCAGTGCATCAACATGTTCCATTTGTGTTTCCTTGCTGTCCATGTGATGTATTATACACGCTTTCGCACAGTGCACAAGGTTTTTCGCAAACTGTTACAAACTGTTACAATGTATACGTTTGTTTTCAGATTAGATGGGAAACAAAAGTATTACAGACCGGGGCGGTTAGTAGACTTACTGATTCATTTTTGGCTATGGGCCCACCCACACGCGGCCTATATGGAATTTTTTCACAACCACTACGGTGCCATAACACACCAGGCAGCGCCTGACCCTAAACTGTCGCAACCCACCCCAAGCCCACCAAAAAATTCCACTTGATGCACAGCCCCCAGTGGTGTTATAATTGGCCCACGAGGAGAAATATCCACATGTCACAAAACTTACCCGCAGAAACACTCAACATAAGCCCCGAGGCCCTGGAAGTGGCCAACTGCTACTTACAATGTCAAGATCCACGCCAAGTTGCCCAGGAGTTGGATCTTACCCCCGAAGCGGTAACCAACATACTCTCTCGCCGTGAAGTGCGAGGATACATCGACGCGGTATTCATGGACACCGGCTACAACAACCGGTTCCTGCTACGCCGTGCCATGGACGCACTTATAAAGCAGAAGTTTAGTGAGCTGGAGGAGGGTGGTATTGGCAGCAACAAAGACATTGCTGACCTGTTACAAATGTCGCATAAAATGTCGATGGACCTGCTAGACCGACAAATTCAGCTGGAAAAGCTACGTCAAGGTAGCAGCACCGGCCCGCAAAAGCAAGTGAATGTGCAGATTAATGAGCTGGATGGGTCTAAGTATTCGCAACTTGTGCAGCGACTGGTGTCGGGTGAGGGTATTTAATGCTAGTTGTTAGTCGCCCTGACGTTGACTGTGACGCAATCACCGAGTTTCCTAGCGAGACACGATTTATTAAGTTACCAATCGTCAACTACTTAAAGCTCTTAGACATCTGGGATAGTGTAAATCGTCCACAGGTGGCCCTAATCAACGCAGTCAACGACCCTAAATACCGCTTTGTGTGCGCCGCGCTAGCGCGACGCCTGGGCAAAACCTACATTGCCAACGTGATCGGGCAGTTGGTGACACTTGTACCTGGGTCTAATGTCCTAATCATTTCACCAAACTACAACCTTAGCGGAATTTCGTTTGAGCTACAACGCAAGCTGATCCGTCACTTTGACCTGGAAGTGGCACGCGACAACCTAAAAGACAAGATTATTGAGTTGGAGAATGGTTCGACCATTCGTATGGGTTCTTTATCTACTGTCGATAGTTGCGTTGGACGCAGCTACGACTTAATCATCTTTGACGAAGCTGCCCTGGGTGAGGGTGGTGAAGCGGCCTTTAACGTTGCACTGCGCCCGACCCTAGACAAGCCTAATAGCAAAGCCATTTTTATTAGTACCCCTCGCGGTAAACAAAACTGGTTTAGTCAATTTTGGAATCGTGGGTTTGATCCCAATTTTCCAGAGTGGGTGTCCTTACAAGCGGACTATAGTGAGAACACTCGTATGGCTGAGTCGGACGTGGCTGAGGCTCGTCGGTCGATGAGTCGTGCTGAGTTTGAGCAGGAGTACATGGCCAGCTTCACCACATACGAGGGTCAGATCTATGATTTTAAAGATTCTGATACGTTTAGTGAGTTGCCGCCTGAAATTAGGGAGGCTCGTAACTGTGAATTTTTCGCTGGTTGCGATCCTGGCTATCGTGACGCAACAGCTTTTGTTGTAGTATGTTATAGCTGGGATACAGATACCTTCTATGTAGTGGATGAATACCTAGAAAGCGAAGCCACAACAGAACAACATGCAGCAAAGTTTCGTGAGCTATGTGAGCGTTGGGGCGTAGAAACCATCTTTATTGATAGTGCGGCAGCACAGTTTAGTGCTGACCTGGCGTATCAGTACGACTTAGCTACTACACGAGCAAAAAAAGACGTCTTACCAGGTATTGCTTACACCCAAACACTTGTAGCACAAGGACGGCTGAGGGTGGCCGCACACTGCCGCCATGTATTGGAGATGATGGATCAGTATGCCTGGGACAATAAAGAGGGTTTAACAAAAGAACGCCCTAAACATAACCAATACTCTCACATGGCTGATGCTCTACGTTATGCTTTATACACTTACACCCTCTAATACCCAACCTCTTACATGCTTTACCTTACCTTTAACTAGATTATTTAAAGAAGTATAGGGTAAGTCATGATCTCTTGAGAACTTTCTGAGGTTCTCAAGAGTATAACTATTTCCTTCAGGATCTACAATATTTGGATAAATATTTCCTCGTTGTAAACTGTTGCCGTGCTTACCTTTATTACTAAGCATTTTTGCGTACTCTTCAGGATATTTTACTGATAACCATCTATGGCAAGTACCTATAGCTATATGATTTACCATATTTTTAGATATTAAAACAGTTTCTGCAATCTGTTTGTGCGTAAGCGCGCCTTCTAGTAATAATTTAAACGCAGCCTCTACTTGATCATCAGTATATTTTGATCCGGGGTGCTCTTGTCCTACTAGTATAGGTACATCTTCTGCAAATTCTTGCGTATTAAATCCATTTCTAAAACTATCGTATATCTGTATAGCATTATTTTCAAGATCATTAAGCTCAGATTTATCTGCTTCTACTAGTATTTCCAACTGTGGCAATCCATAGTAGTTATATGCTTCTTGTAATTTTTTTGGTGCTTTCCCTTGTTTAAGGGTTTTAATGTGATTCGTATACCTATATTCTATATGCTCTGACTGACCAATATATACCTTATCGGTCCCTTCAAAGTATAGCTTATAAATCCCACAAGTCATAAATCCTCCTAATTTTTAGTATACATATATTATATCATTTTGGATCAGTATCATCAAGTATATTTTTATCGCGGTGGTAGTATTAAAAAAATTTATACTTGACTTTTATTTGCATGTGCGCTATAATAGAGGAAATTGCAACTACGTCTATGGCAAAAAACACCAACAACAGAATACCTATTAAGTGGGTTAGAGATAGGGCTAAAGCAGCCTATGAAAAGCAGGATAGCTGCTATATCTGCGGTACAGACCAAGACCTAGAATTACATCATCTACATAGTCTAACTATTCTGCTAAACGATTGGGCCAAGGCCAATGGTTTTGATATTTCAACCGATGAAGGTATTTTAGCTGTACGAGATCAATTTATTGAAGAACATCATAAACAAATCTACGAAATGGTTTACACCCTTTGTAATCACCATCACGTAGCCTTACACGGTGTTTACGGTAAAGCTCCTGCAAAAGGCTCAGAACCCAAGCAGGCAAGATGGATCGAATTGCAGAAACAAAAATACACTTCAGGCGGTGTCCAAGAAATACCAAAAACATCCTATGGTAGCTTCTTTAGCGGGCTTTACTAAGGGAAAATATGAGTTGGATAACACGCAGTGCAGATTGGTTTCGTGAGAAACTAAATCCTGCCCAGGTCAGAATCGCACAAGAAGAAGGCACCCAGATTGGCAGTGACGCCAAACTAACCTACCTTCAAGCATTTAAACGTCTAGAGTCAGTTAACCGTCCAGTAAACTTACTGGTATCCGCATGTGCTAGTCTAGACTACGATATAAAAGACAAAGTACACGACGGAGTAGTTGTGGGTGTTCGTCAAAAAACACTAAACACACTACTTAACTTCCGTCCTAATCCGTACCAAAGTGCACAAGATTTTCGCACAGCATTATTCACAGATTTTGTGCTGGAGGGCAATGCGTTTGTACACTTTGATGGTGTGTTTATGTACCACCTGCCAGCGGCAAACGTAGAAATCTTATCGGATGAAAAGACGTTTATTAAAGGTTTCCGCTACAACGGACTAGTAGATTTCAAAGAGTCAGAAGTATTCTACTTCCGCGACTTAAGCAGTGACAGCATCTATCGTGGCTCTAGCCGACTAGAGAGTGCTGATCGTAGTATTAAGCTACTGTACTCAATGCACACGTTTCAAGAAAGTTTCTTTGATAACGGTGCTGTGTTTGGCTTAGTGCTGACCACAGACAACACACTGTCGCAAGTTGCAAAAGAAAAAACAATTCAATACTGGTTGCAAAAGTACAATGTTAAACAAGGCGGCAAGCGCCCTGTTATCTTAGATAGTGGACTAAAACCACAGCAACTAGCCGAAACAAATTTCAAAGACATGGACTTTGATGTAAGCATCAAGACCCATGGCGAAAAAATCATGCAAAGCGTAGGCGTGCCGCCTATCTTACTAGCAGGAGGCAACAATGCTAACATTGCCCCTAATTTGCGCTTATTTTACTTGGAAACAGTGCTTCCAATCAACCGCAAGTTTGTTTCCGCTGTCGAACGCTACTTCGGATATGATGTGGAACCAGTTACAACAAGCGTATCTGCACTACAGCCTGAGATGAAGGACGTTGCAGCATATCATAGTACACTAGTAAATGCCGGCATTATTACTGCAAACGAAGCGCGCAAAGAACTGCGCTACGAAGCGATTGACGGCAACGACGATTTACGAATACCAGCTAACATAGCTGGATCGGCCGCAAACCCGGCGACAGGAGGACGACCCGCCTCTACTCGGGAATAATAAAGGGTAAATTATGGTAGATAAAAATAAGTTATTGCACTTAACAGGTGCCCTTGTAACTAAAAGCGAACTACCGACTGCTGAAGGCACTGTTGACTCCATCACTATCGAAGGTTACGCAAGTACCAACGACATTGATCGTCACGGTGACGTAGTCCCGGCCGCTGTTTGGCAAAAAGGCATGGAAAATTACTTGAAGAATCCAGTAATTTTAGCCTATCACAAACACGACGAGCCGATTGGCAGAATGGTTGAGCACAGAATCGACGACAAAGGACTTTGGATCAAAGCCAGAGTTTCTGCGGCGGCCGAAGACGTGTTTAATTTAGTTAAAGATGGCGTCTTAACAGCTTTTAGTATTGGATTCCGCATTGTTGATGCAGAATACAATTCAGCCGCAGAAGTGTTTATGGTCAAAGAGTTGGAACTACACGAAATTTCAGTAGTTTCAGTACCAGCAAATCAAAATACTTTATTTAGTCTTTCTAAGGCGTTTAGTAGTGCCGAAGAATTTAAATCTTTTAAAATGCAGTTTGCAGCCAGTAGCGACTCAGCTAAAGGGCTAGAAGCCTCTGGTACAGCAAACAGTACTGTTAATAAGGAATGGAAAATGGATCCAAAAGAATTAGAACAAATGTTGGCTGCTGCTGCTGAAAAAGCCGCTGCTCAAGCTGCCAAGGCTTTAGTTGAAGCCCAAGAGAAAGCTGCTGCTGAAAAAGCTGCTGCTGAAAAAGCAGAAGCCGAACTACAAGCACGTATCAAGGCTGCAGTTGCTGCTGTTACACCAAGCGAAACTGGTGCTGACAAGCTGCTAGCCGAAGTTGAAAAGCGTCTAGCTGAGACTCAAGAGTCCAGCAAGAAAGCTCTAGAAGGTCTAGAAGCTGCTCTAAAAGAGAAGGCTGCCGAACTAGAAGCTATTCAAAAGAGCAAAATGCAGTTCAACGACAGCAAAGCTGGCGAAATGAGCTATGCTGACAAAGAAAAGGCAGTGTTACTGGCCAAGATGAGCGGCAAGGCTCTAGCTGACACCAAGTTTGGTCGTCAAATGGTTGAAAAAGCTGGTGCTCACGTTCCAAGCGCAACCTGGGAACTAGAAGTTAGCCTGAACATGGAGAACGAAGTTCGCCGTCGTTTAGTTGTTGCTCCTACCCTACGCAGCATCCAGATGCAAACTAACGTTATGACTATCCCTGTGAACCCAGAAGCTGGTGTTGCAACATGGGTACAAAACGCTCAGTTCGGTACAGCTGCTAGCGCCGGTAACAACGCTACTCACCAACTAAAAGAAATCACTCTGAACGCATACAAAGTTGCTACAAACGAGTATGTTGCGTTCGAAGAAGAAGAAGACGCGTTACTGGCAATTATGCCTGTTATCCGTGACGGTATGGTTCGCCGTGTTGCTCGCGCTGTTGACCGCGCTATGCTACGTGGTGCTGGTGCCGGTGCAGACCCAGTTAAGGGCTTAGCCGAGTACGATGCAGTAAGTGCAGTTACCCTAGATATCAGCAATGCTGACAAGTTAACTGTTGCACGTCTACGCGCTATGCGTCGTGATTTAGGTGCATGGGGTCTAGACCCAGCAGAAATGATTTATATCGTTTCTACAGAAGGTTACTACGATCTGCTAGATGACGCCGACTTCCAAACTGTTGACAAGATCGGTAGCCAAGCTACTCTGTTAACTGGTCAAATCGGTAGCGTTGCTAACACACCAGTGCTAGTAAGTGCAGAATTCGCTTCTCCAGCCGCTGGTGAAGTTGGTGCAATTGCTTTTGCTCCAATGAACTTCCTAGCAGGTAACCAGCGCGGTCTACGCGTTGACACCGACGATCTAGTGGAAACACAGCGTCGTGTTATGGTTGCAAGCCTACGCACAGGTATGACACAAGTTACAACTAACCACGGTGCTGGCGTAAGCACACTACGTTACGTAGCTTAATTAAACTGACAAGGATCGCAAGATCCTTGTCTTTTAAGCTGGTTCACTGAGCTAGCTTAAAAGACAAGAAAGGCATATTATGGGTGCAAATTTAATTACAAAATCCGAATATAAAGCCTATGCAGGTATCACCAGTACAAACCATGACGCAGAAATTGACCTGCTAATTCCCAAGGTTTCCCAGCTGGCAAAAACATACTGCCGCAGAACTTTTATTGATCACTACGACGAAATCAAAACCGAAATTTTTCGTGGCGGTTTCGGCAGCCTAATCCTAGCAGAAACACCAATCGTACAAGTTATTAGTGTTGAAAAGAGCACAAACTACGGTCAAAGCTATACTAAACTAACTAAGTTTTCTGACTGGGTACAAGACGGAGACTATATTGTAAGTGTTAATCCTGCTGGATTCGAGCCCCTATTAAATGGCTATCGCGTCACATACTTTGGTGGTTTTGAAACCGTACCAGACGACTTAAAACTAGCAATTCTAGACTTAGTTACTTACTATCGTAAAAATGATGGTGCTATTCACAG